GAGATACAAATTGGTATGCTGACACGTTTTCGGAGGTTCCAAAAATCTTTCTTACTGAAACAGGTACTTTTCCAAGCGATTTAAGAAGGGCAAATAGTCTCAAAATAGTTTATACGGCTGGTTTTGGTGCAACGCCACAGACTGTTCCTGAACCGATTAGAATAGCAATGTTACAATATATGACGTTTATGTATGAACATCGGGGAGATTTCGAAAGATTTCCACCACCACAGCCACCAAAAATACTTAATCAACTTTTACAGCCCTATCAAATTATGCGTTTTTCATCACACTCGCTTAGTGCTGGTCAGGTTTCAGCATACTGATGGGCATAGGAGGTCAAAGAGAAAGGCTTGAGTTGCAAGCACCCGTTAGAACCGACGATGGAGCGGGTGGTGCTGCAATAGTTTTTTCTACAGTGACATTTATATTCGGTGTTATAACGCCCTCAAGATCAGATGATAATGTCTTTGCGGATCGAATTAGACAGAGAGATAGGAGCACAATCAGGATTAGATATAGAAATAATATATCGGTAAAAAATCGTTTGGTTCAAAATACAACTGTTGCAGGTGAAAGGCTTGTTCGAACATTCACAATTGTGGGTGTAAAAAATGTTAATAATCGTTTCAGGTATCTTGATCTTGATGTGGAAGAAGGTGTTGCTTCATGAGCAAGGGAATATCTCAAACGGTTATTAGAAAACCAAAGTATAAAGAGGTTTCAAAGGCGTTTGATATAGCTATTGAAAGAGTAATGCTTGTTGCTACGCAGGAAGTTAAAAATAAAGCTCAGGTATCAATTCAGAGTCATCAATCATCAGGTCGAACATATACTAAATATAACCCTAAAAGAACACATACGGCTTCAACAAAAGGCAATCCACCGAATACAGATACAGGATTCCTTGCTAATAATATTTTTGCAAGAGTGAATAGGTTTACAAATGAAGGTGAGGTTGCGGCGACTGCTGACTATGCAAAATTCCTTGAGGACACATCAAAGTTAGATAGACCATTTCTTGCACCTGCGTTGAAAGATAGTCAGGACAAAATTGAGCGACTTTTCGCAAGGCTTAGGATAAAAATATAATGTCAATACATTCTTTCGCATTGCAGCAATCAATATTTTCTACATTGTCATCGGGAAATATAACGGACAATGGCGGTTCTTCTGTACCCATATATGATGATGTCCCAGAACTTTCACCCCTTCCATATGTTCGGATAGGAGAAGAACAAACTAGCAATGCTGGAACAAAAACCAAAGATGCAAACGAACATATCCTCACATTAGATATATGGTCAGAATATCGTGGAAGGAAGGAAATTAAACAGATTATGAGTCAGGTCTATAATTTACTACATGATAGTGCTATAACGATATCAGGTGCTTCTTTAGTAAACCTGCGTTGTGAGTTGCAACAGACACTTGAAGAGGCAGATGGAATAACAAGGCATGGCGTTATGAGGTTTCGTGCTTTGGTTTTTGACAATTAGGAGTTAAGCAGATGGCTGCACAAAAAGGTAAAGACGTTCTTATTAAAATTGGTGCCGCGCCGACAGGTGCAGCGTCAGCAGATTCTTATACGACAGTTGCGGGATTACGAAGCACTAGTATTGCTTTGAATGACGAGCCTGTTGATATAACGAATAAAGATAGCTCAGGTGCAAGGACGCTTCTTGCAGGGGCTGGTGTTAACAGCATTTCGGTAACAGGCTCAGGATGTTTTCTTGATTCTCCAAGTGAGGCGACGCTTAGAACTGCGATGGGCGCTTCAGATTTCCATAACTTTGAAGTGATTATTCCTGATTTTGGGACATATCAAGGTGAATTCATGTTAGCTACGCTCAGCTATTCAGGGGAGTATAATGGCGAGACAAACTACGATTTTACTTTAGAAAGCTCTGGAACCATAGCGTACACGGCAGCTTGATGAGTTGGATATCTAAACAAATTGAAGTGAATGGTGAAGCCATATCAGCGCTGTATAACAAATTTACAGACACTATTTCTGTACCATTCAATAAAAAGATCAAAGCGGGAATGCGTATGATTGTAGATGGAAACGAACAAGAGATAGTTGAAGTCGTTGATTATGCGGATAGACAAGAGGAATATTTGCTCAAGGGAAAGGGAGTAAAAAATGATAAATCCAAAAAGAGGAGAGATGCAGATTAAATTAGGTGAAACGACTTACAAAGCGAGAGTTACACTTAATTCAATTATGACGATAGAAACCAGCCTTGGCATGGGCATGTTTAAGATAATGCAAAAGCTGACGGAAGGCGATCTATCAACAAATGATATGATTCAAATTCTCAAACCAATCATTAGAGGTGGCGGCAATGATATTTCAGAAAAAGATATCATGGCGGCGATTTGGGATGCTGGGCTGGCTGGCACCATGAGTGTGGTCGCTGATTGCTTGGCGACCGCTTTAAATGGAGGGTCGGGGGGAAACGACAAAGCAGAAGGAGCAAGTCCGTAGAGGCTTTGCCATGGGATGATTTTATCAAGTTAGGTTTGGGCAAAATGGGTATAAGACCTGATGATTTTTGGAATATGTCGTTTGACGAATTCTACCTAGCTATCGATGGCTTTGCTGAATTCCATGGTGCAGAAGAAAAGCAAGGCATGACTAAGGATGACTTGAAAGATTTGATGGAAAGGTATCCTGACTGATGGCCATTACTGCTGACGAACTAATTGTCAAAATCCGCGCTGATATGTCTGACCTTAATAGGAATCTTAAAAAGGTTGAACAGCAAGTTGGCGGAACATCTAAAAAGGTAGAAAAATCTTTTTCGCGCATGGGTATGGCATTTAAAAGCGTTGTTGGGGCCGTTATCTTTCGTGAGGCCGCACAGATTGGGCTTGCTCTCGGTCGCATCACGTCTAACGCACAAGAAATGCAATCTAAATCAGAAGCAGTATTTGGGCAATTCGTTGGAGAAGTAAGAAAAGACCTTGGAGAATTTGCCAAAGCTGCAAATCGGTCAACTTTTGAACTAGAAGGAATGGCGGCAAGTATTCAAGACACTTTTGTGCCTATGGGGTTTGCTAGAGGGGAAGCGTCCCAGCTATCTATTCAAATGACCAAGTTAGCTACTGATTTGGCATCATTTAATAATGCCAATGACGTAGAAGTAATGAACGCTCTACAGTCAGCGATTGTTGGAAATCACGAAACAATGCGCAGATTTGGAGTTGTAATTACCCAAACAACACTGAGCCAAGAACTTCTAAATATGGGAATACAAGGCGGTGTAAAAGCTGCAACGGAACAAGAGAAAGTCCAAGCAAGACTAAATATTATAATGAAAGGGACAAAAGATGCGCAGGGTGACGCTATTAGAACCTCTGATAGTTTAGCAAATAGAACAAAGGGTCTAAAGGCGCAATTTGAAGCATTTGCGATCAGAATAGGTTCAGAACTTGTTCCTGCTTTTGAAGATTTAGTAACAGGCGCGAGTGAAGCTGTTACAGTAATTACAAATCTTGCAATAGCGATTGGTTTAATACCAAAATTTGGCAGGGACTTAGATGGCGTAACACTTAAAATCGCAAATTTAAAAGAAGAAATCAAAACCCTTAGAGAAGAAGCAGAAAAGCAAAATATTTTTGGAAGGTTTTTTAATAATAAAGAACTAGAAGCGGAAGTTAAGGAAAACCTGCTGAAAGACACTCTTGTTCGTCAAGAAAATTTACTACAGCAAAGTATAGAAGATGCAAGAAATAAAGCACATGATGTTCAAATGAATAACAGGAGGAAGCGAAACGCTGATATCCTCGCCGCAGAACAAGAGTTAGCACGTAAAATAGCAAGCATTCGGATAAGGGGTGCTTTCGGTCCAGGTGCCGAGCCAGCAATAACATCAGCAAATCCTACGTTTGAAGATATACAAGCACATCGTGCTAGTCAGGCAAGAGATGCACAAAGCGCCGAAATTGAACAACGCACAAGATTCGCAAGTTCATTCGCTATTGCTCAACACGCCGCAGGGTTAGAGAAAAGTATCAAAGCACAAAAAGCTTTAAAAACATTTACTATAGCTTCTAATCTTGCGATGTATAATGGCGCAAGAGTCAATACGGATGTCATTGAGAAGATGAATGACAAGCTCAAAGAGACAAACGAAGTTATTGGTGGTGATGGTGGGACGACAGATAAAATTGTTGAGTTCCAAGAAAAGATTGACCCTGCTTTTTTGCAGAGATTAGAAGATATAAGATCAATAGCCGATGGAATTGGTAAAGCTTTTGGGGATGCGTTTAGGGATGCAGTATTCGGCGCTAAAAGTGTCAAAGATGCTTTTGTAAATATGGCAGATGTAATTAATAAACAACTTTTTGATATTATGGTTACAAAACAAATCACGGGCTTTATTAGTGATACTGTTTTTAGTGCATTAAGCCTTTTTTCAGGGTCAAATCCGTTTACGTATGGAGGTGGGGCAAGTCCTGGTGGTAGTAGTTCAGGTGGTCGCCCGTTACCAGATATACCATCAAACGCAGGTGGCGGTTATGGGAGAGGCGGGGTTCCTATGCTTGTAGGTGAGCGTGGACCAGAGTTATTCATACCACGTTCTGCGGGAAGTATAATGAATAATGCAAGTTCAAGATTTGCAATGTCAGGTCGCGGCGGCCCATCTATTATTCAGAATATAAATGTTACAACGGGCGTACAAAGCACCGTGAGAAGCGAAATTATGCAGTTGATGCCAAGGATAGCAGAAGCATCGAAAGCTGCTGTATCGGATGCAAATAGGCGAGGTGGTGGGTTTAAAGGAGCTATGTCATAATGGCTATTACGTATCCATTATCGTTGCCGACAGCTACGGGAATCAAAAATATTTCGTGGAGAACAACGAATGCTGTAGCCTACTCTATGAGTCCATTTACATTTCAAGGTCAAGCCCATGCATATTCAGGTCAAAGGTGGTCGGCTGATATTGATTTACCACCGATGAAGAGAGCGCAAGCAGAACAGTGGATTTCATTTTTAATAAGTTTGCGTGGCCCATTCGGAACATTTTATCTGTATGATCCCGATGGGAGAACGCCCCAAGGAACCGCAACAACCTTAACTGTGAGTGGTAACACGGGTCAAAATTCTGTAACAGGTGTAAGCAATGGGACACTTAAAGCGGGTGATTACTTTCAAATAGGCAATGGATCATCTTCAAGGCTTTATAAGGTTCTTGTTGATAAGACTGCCGGATCAAACACGATGGAAATATGGCCATCCTTACGGGCAGATGCTTCATCTGCAAGCGCTGATCTTACAGATGCGAGTGGAGTATTTATGCTTGAGGGTCAAGGTATGCAGTGGAGTGCAGACGAAGTGAAGTATCAAGGTATTTCTTTTTCTGCAATTGAAAGACTATGACAAAAACGATTAGTAGTATTATAACAAGCGCTTTAAATCTTAATAACAATAATCCGCTGCCCGATCAAATCGAACAGTTTTTTGCTGTAGAAATGTTTTTTGACTCTGGAACGGTAAGGCTATGGTCAGGCATAGGAACTAAAACAATAAATGGTAATTCTTTTTTAGGTACTGGCGATTTGCTTGGAATCTCGGAAACAAGAGAGTCAGGTGATATGACCGCTCATGAGCTTACAGTTTCACTTGACGGTTTGGATAGTGGAATTCTTACAGCCGCATTGACAGAGCAATATCAGGGGCGTCGGGCAAAAGTTTTGTGGGGAATAACTACAGGCAATGATGCTGTAGAAATTTTTGCTGGTTTTATGGATATAATGACAATAAATGATAACACTGATCGTTCGCAAATTTCTTTGACTATCGAAAGCAAATTGTTGATTTTAGAAAGACCGCAGGAAAGAAGATATACGCAATCTAGTCATTTAAAAAGAATCCAAATAGACAGCCTTCCAAGTTCTAATGATTCATTTTTCAATTGGACAGTTTCTTTAGGCAATAATCGTATTGTGCCTTGGGGTAAAAATGCAGAATGATTTTCAGTCTTTTTACCGATATATCGAAGAAGTAAGGGAGCGGAAATTTCGGCTGCATTCATTTGATTGTCTTACTTTTTCTAATGAAGGATTTAAAAAAATATACGGTAAGGGTTGGGCAGAAGATTATCTGAATGTAATTAAATCAGGTTCGCGCTATAAGGGGCTGAAAGCTATTCTAAAATATACGGACACAGCAAACGGACTTGAGGCATTAGATACGATTATGGATCGTGTAGGAACATTCCCGCAAAGAGGCGCACTGGTTGCTGCGCAAACGAAAGATAAGCGTTTGTTCGATTTTGCGCTAGGCATTTCTGACGGAAGATATTCAATTTTTCTAAATAATCCTAAAGGTCTTATTTTTCTTGAGACACATCTTTGTCAGGGAGCTTGGTTATGGCCGCAACAGTAGGCAGTAACATTTTATCTGCTCTGGGTTTTGCTGAAGCGGTTGGAACAACAAAAGTATTATTTGGTCTTACAAATATAAGTACTGTTGTTGGAACAGTTGCAATTACTGCTACAAATCTTGCTGTGAATTCTGCCGTTCAACGTCACATGGAAGCGCAAGCAAAGAGAAAAATGCTTGAGGCAACAAAAGGTTACTTACTTAATACAATTGAGCCAACATCAAACCAACAATTTGTATATGGGAAAATTCGCAAGGGCGGTGCAATCACGTTTCAAGAAAGTACAGGAACAGAAAATAAATTTTTGCATATGATTATCTGTCTTGCAGGGCATGAAGTAAACGCAATAAAAAATATCTACTTAAACGAAAACGATTGTGGATTAGACAGCGTTTCAAATGGATTTATCACGGCTCATGGATATAACAGCAAAGTATATATCCGTAAGTTTCTAGGCGCTGACAATCAAGATGTATATTCTACCATTAATTCTGACAGTAATTTATCAGAAACTGGTGGTAAGCCTGAGTACGAAGTCTCATCAGGTGTAGCTGCAAGCAATACAGAAAAGACTAATTTTAAAGGGCAGGGGATTGCTTGTCTCTATGTGCGCTTTGAATATGACCGTGATGTGTTCACTGAAGGATTACCAACAATTACGGCCATCATTGAGGGTAAAAAGGTTTATGATCCGAGGAAAGATAGTACAAGCGAAGGATATGATAGCTCTCTTGGCGTAAGCTCTCATAGATCAGGAACAAGTTCTACGTGGCAATATTCAGCAAATGCAGCGATATGCGTAAGAGATTATATACAAGCCAGTTACGGGCTTGATGATGGGAGCTATATCGACGATGTAGCTTTTTCTGTTGCTGCAACTGTATGCGATTCCTCTACTGCTCTTGCTGACAGTGGGAATGAAGCACAATATGAAATAAACGGTGCAAATATCATGGGCGCTGTGCCTTCGGATATTTTACGGAGTATGATGCAAGCCTGTGGTGGTATACTTTATTGGAGCCAAGGCTTTTGGGGTCTCAAGGCAGGTTCTTATTCAGCACCGATTAGAAACTTTACATTAGAGGATGTCAGAAGTGATATCAATATTGTTTCAAAGCAGAGTAGGCGAGATAATTTTAACGTAGTACAAGGAACTTTCGCCGATGCAAAAGATAATCTTTACGTCACTCAAGAATTTCCGTCGATACGATCAACAACATTTATTGCAAATGATGGCGGTCAGGAAAACGTTTTCGATATTGATTTTAATTTTGTTACAAGCGCGTCACAAGCCCAGCGTTTGGCAAAGCAGATATTATTTAGACAAAGAGAAGAATTTGTTTTTCAAGCGGAATTTAGCCTCAAAGCTTTGGACTTACGTGTCAGTGATGTAATTTCTTTCACTGATAATCGTTATGGCTTCAGTAATAAACCGTTTGAAGTTATTTCATATGGATTGGTTAATAACTCTGATGCTGGTGATTTGCGTGTAGCCTTGACACTAAGAGAAACGTCCAGTGCTGCATATAATTGGAG